ATAAATGATTTTCTGTTTGTTCTCGCTGCATATAATACTCTACCGATATCATATTCGTCTGCTAAATCTTTTAATGCTTCTTTTGCAATTGGTGGTGCACCTGATGGTCTATATATTTTTTCAAGTTCGTCCATCATTTCACCATAACCTTCGTTTACTGGTTTGTATCCACCAGCACGAGTAATCTTTTTCATTTTTTCTTTATCTTTTTTCTTTTTACTTCTGAATGCGTAAGGTGTGTCGTAGTAAATACCAGTTCCCATAGGATTTGCTGCACCAGCTGATGCCGTTGTAGAAGCTTCATCGATTTCTTCGTCTTTTTCTAATTCTTTGATGACGAAGTTTTTAATGTATTCTTTTAATTTAGCGATTTTGTCGTGTTTGGACATTTTTGATTTCCTTAATTAATTCATAATATCTCATCAATGCAACCACGTGTTTATCTTTCACGACTTTACCTTTTGTAGCTGTGTCTGTGTAGTCAATCGCTTCTGATAATTTAATTTTAGTAATTTTATCGTTCACTTTTGGAAGTAATGACTTCAGAGCTTTTTTGATTTTAATTACTTCTGAATCGATAAACTCTTTTAATGAATTTGTATTAGATACATTGTTGATATATTGTTTCAACAAGTTTTTTTGATTTTCATTTAGAGATTTATACTTTTTATTAAACTTATCTACTAATAATTGATAACTTAACAACCTTAAATCTTTGTCTTGGTTAGAATATTCACTTATGTTCTGTTTTTTTACTCTTGATTGTTTAGATTGAGTAATATGTTCAGTTATAGTGATTGATGAATCAGTTTTTTGGACTGGCCCAAAGTCTTCTTTGCCGACTTCTGTTTGAAAAACACGATATACTGATGCCACAACTTTAAAGTTAGGTATTCTTGTATTAAAGAATTCTTTTATATCATAATTCTCTTTAATTGTTTTAATTAAATTGTATTTTTCATTTGCCAAACGACGATTTGACAATTTTCTTCGATTTTTGACTACCGCTTCTAATAAAGATGATGCGTGAGTCAAGTTTTTGTATTTTTTATTCAATAAGATTGAATATAATTCGTATTCTTTACCTAATTCAGTATTTTTATTGAAGAATTCCTTAAATAATTTAACTGACTTAGGACTTTTTGTGTCATTTATCACATCAACAGTTATTTGACGAGATAAAAGTTCATAAAGAATACCTGTATTCTTTATCTTATTATGTTTTACATAAGACATTTGAGCTCCAAAGTATTTATCTGTATTTTATCAATAATAAATATAAAACTTTTAAGAAATCGGTATTAATTATCTCCGTTTTCCTCTTTATATTCATTATATTCTTTTTCTAATTCATCTACTTGGGTAGTTTCTTGTATTATGTCTTTTGACTTTTTACCCATAGTTTTTTTCAAGGCGTCATAGTGGGCTAATGCTAATCCTCTACGATTTTTAGTTTGTTTCCCTAATGGGTCACGACCTCTTGCCCCACTATCTTTGAATGGTTTGTTCATCTCTTTTGGACGACCACCTTGTTCATCTTCCGGCCTTTCATCTTGCCCATCATAAAATGGGTCGAATACGGAACCTGCTGCTGTATCGGGTGGTGTTGCGACATCGTCTGCACCGATACCAACTGACGCCATACTACTTGGTGTACCGATTGCTTCACCGGTATCCATTGGGTCATTACCTTCCATTTCAATCTGTGAGTGTCTGAATTTTTGTTTTTGGTCATCAATGATTTGACTTTCAATCTCAATCTTTTCTTTATCAGAAAAGTTAAACACATTATCATACACCCATTTATAAGGTAAAATTTTATCTTGTATCATATCACGAGCTAATGAAACTTTCTGTCCAAACAATTCAATCTTTTCTTGTTCATACATTGTTGAAGGACTCGCTAATTCTAATTCAAAGTTTACTAAGTCTTCATCTGTGTATCCTTGTGAATATAAATGAACAACTGCAATCTTTGTTAACTCTGATACTATAATTCTTTGTATTCTTTCAATGGTTCTGGCAAATCTTACATCTTCTGCCGCAAGTGTTGCTTTACCACCGACATTTTCATCAAACCCTAAGAATGCTTTCGGAACTCTTAGTGATGCTAATAATTTGTTTTTTAAATATTCGACATCTTCGGTTGAATCATAATCAATACCACCTAACTCATTAATTTCAGTTCCACTATCTCCGCCTCTAACTGGTAAGAAGAAGTCCTCTGTTAAGTTTTGTATATTGTATTTTAAATTATACTCACCTGATGCTTCATCAACGAATGGTGTTTTCTTCATCTTGTTGATAATTCTTTGCATATAGTTATCAACTTCGTTTGGTGGTATATTACCGATATCAATCTTGAATACTCGTTTAGAAGGTGCTCTCATAATTCTATGAATTAACATAGCGTCTTCCATAAGTGTTAATTGTTTCCAAATCTTTCTTGTAGATTCAATCATAGACTTTCCGTAAGGTAAGAAATTACTATCGTTTGCTAATCTAAAGTGTGCTACTTGGAAGTTTTCAAATTCTATTTTTCCTTTACCACTTGGCTTTTGGCCGAAATACGGGTGAGCTCCTTCAATACTTTCTAAATAAAATTTAGTGTAGTAAGGATTTTCAGGGTCTTCTCCCTCGGAACGAATAATCTCATAAGGTGAAAGTGGAACTACATTGGTAATACCATACTTTTCACTAATGTCTAAGTGTAAAAAGAAATCTCCATACTTAACCATATTACGAGTCCAAGGCCATAGATTGAACTCAATGTTCATTATGTCATAAAATAAATTGTGTAAGATATCTTTTATATTATTATTATCAGAGTGAATTTTTACTACATCACCATACTCACCTTTCATTGTAGACTCATCTGAGTAGATGTCTAATGCACTTGATATGATTGGGTCTGAATCCATTGACTCATAGTCTTTGAACAACGCCAATCTTGCCGCCATAATTTGATGAACCGTAGAATAACCTGTTCCTACTAAATCCAAATTGTTGTGTAGTTTTGTATATCTATCAACAAGATGACTTTTAACTTGTTTCTGAACTTGGTCTGTATCAGCAATCTTTAATTTTTTACCACCGACATTACGAACAATTACATTTGTACTGAATAATCGTTGCAATCTCCCAAATAATGTTGTATCCGCCATTTTTTACCTCACTTTTATAAGAGCCAGTCTAATGACTCTTTTTCTTTTCCTGTGTCCCAATCCCAACTATCATTTCTTTGAATGTCGTCATTGGTGTATAAACCCTCATTATCCATCATTTTGGATAGAGTTTTCTTTGTTAATTCCACACCTTGTGTTCGTAGTCTTAATGCGGTATCACGAACCCAAAGTCCAATAGCAAAAGACATAACAAGGTCATCATTGTATCCTCGCATAGCTTCTGCTCTATTATTTATATAGACAAAAGTCAGTAGTTCATCAATCAAACGATTTGAACGAACCACTACACTTTCCTCTCTAAAAAATTCTTCTAACTTACTAATAATTAGTGGTCTGGTCTTAGAAGTCGTTGAAAAACCAGCAACCATTTTCTTTTCTTCACGATAATGTTTGTTCGTGATTTGATGTTGAACATCAACATATTGTAAGTCTTTACTTGTATAAAATAGATTAGGATAATCCCTATCTATTACTTGTTGGATTGTTGCCCAACCAATATTGTTGTTCTCTATAATAAGTAGAGCGTCATTATATTCTGTCGCTATGGAAACCAACATATTTCCAAAATCTTTTGTATTTATTCTACCTTTATATTCTGCTACTTGTGTTAGAGTTTCTAACTCAATCACGTGAAAAGCAGAATAGTCTGCTGAATCTCCACGACCAACATCTGCACATACGATATAATCTTTATTGTAGTTCGGTTGTTCCCAAACCCACATATTACTATCGATACCTCTTTTTTCTACTGGCTCAATACAATGTGATTTTCTTAACTTTTCTAAAATTATTGAGTCAATCACACCAGTACCAGAAGTTAAGAAGTCACAATCACACTCTTGGGCTGCTGAACTCGGTCCAAGTAAAGTATCTTGTTCATCTCTCCACTCTTGACCTCTATCTGGATGAACCGTCCAATGTAATTTAATCGGATTAAACATACCGGTCGCCTCTTCGGCTTCTACCCAAGTTTTATGAAACCAATTACCAACTCCGTTTGGTGTTGATAATGCGATACAACTACCACCAGTAGTCAATGTAGATTGTGCTGCTGTCCATATTTCATCAATTTTATCAATGAACGCTGCCTCATCTAAAATTAACAATGATAAAGCTTCCGAACGAGCTGCTTCAGGTCCTGAAGA